TACCGCATCAGTGGGTGGACTGGCTTCGCGTTGAAAAACGTCGCAGCCGGTGACACCGTGCGCGATCTCGCACTCGAAGTGAGCGAGCGCGTCTGGAAAGTCAAGCTCCCCGTAGGCATCACTCCGGTGGTCGGAGATCACCTTGCGTGGGATGCGGTCGGCACGGCCCTCAAGTTGGGCGACACCAACCTTGTCATCGCAGGCGCAGGCGTTGTCGGCGTGGCGAAGGTGCTGATCGTCAAGAACGCGAACGGGTACGCAGCCGTTCGGCTCACCAATCAGAGCACCATCGTCTAACAAGTAAGCGAAAGGAGGAACTTCAGTGGGTAAAGCGTCAGAAGGAGCATTTGTCACCGAGCGGTATTGGGATACCATCACTCCCAAGTCCGAACGGGGAAAGCTCCGAAGCCTGATCAACGAGGGCGTGGCTGCCTCGGATGACGTTCTGATCAACGAGATGGTTGCGTATGCCGTCGATCCAGAAGGCGGACTGCGTGCTATCGCGTTCGAGGAAGACGTTGACATTTCCGAGATGATCACGACCGCACAGGGCTCGATGGACTTGCTCGAAAAGGTCAGGGTCGATGTGGCTTTCGGGCTCGCAGAGATTCCACTTCTCTACGGCTCGCTGTTCGAGCGCATCAACGGCCCGTTCCCTGGTGGCGTGTTCCAGATCGATGAGAACACGTTGCAGGCGGATGTCATCTTCGTGGAGAAGTTCGAAGGTGGCGAGGTTCAGTTCGGCACTCTGCGCAAGGGCGCACCGTCCCTCGGGGCGATCAAGACCTACGCAGCGGCGTTCGAGTGGACTGAGGACATGATCGAGTTCGATCAGACGTACAACATCGAGATGAACAACCGTGCGTTTGGTCGCGCGTATAACGCGCTACTCAATCACATCCATTTGTCACCGATCATCGGTTTCTCCTACGCAGGCGGAAACCTGACGGCGGCGAATGCCACGGGTGCAACGCTGCAAGAGAAGACGCACCTGACATTCCAGGCGGCGTACACGACCACGGTGACGGCGGTTCCGCAGCGCAGGGGCACGACGATCCTCGCTTCGGAGGCCAACCGGTTCCAGATCGAGGACGCGTTGCTGACACCTGTGCGTGATGTGCAGGGCAACCCGTTCCCGAACGTGCCCATCGACACCATCATCTACTACGACGGTGAAACGCTTGTGCGCGGTTCTGATTCGGTTGTCTACCCCGGCGTCACGGCAGGAACGTGCTTCATGATCTTCCCACAGCGCAAGCTGAAGGAGATGGTGCATCACGACCTGCGCATCGACATCGGCCCCGCTGACATTTCACGACTCATCGAAGGTCAGCAGGTCGGACGTGCTCGGCGCAATGCGTACCTGAACATTGCGGAGTCCGTGCAGAAGATCACGCTGCCGTAATAGCGATGATCGTAATTGTCAGTGGGCCACGGCGAGGGTGGCCCGTTGACCTACAGGGCGGGTGACAATGGAGAGTCAACGTGAAGCAACGATCACCGTTCGCGTCCAACAGGCTGCGGTCAAAATCCACGGGGAGAACTCCCCTGATGTTTTGTCAGGCAAAGTGTCTGTTGGACACCGCGAAGAAGTTGCGAGCGGTGAGAAGTTGAGAGAGATCAACTATGAGACAGCCGTGGAACTGTTCGGCATCGAAGACGCTGACGAGTTGTTCCGTGGCGTGAAGGAGGAACAAGATGGCGAAGCTCCCTGAGACAGTCATTGAGTGTGATGGCTGCGAGGAGGACTTGAACATCCTGGCTCCTTACCTTTTTGTCACCGTCAAGGCGCAGCGTGAAGCCTTGATCATGGATGAGAGTGCGTCCGCTGATCCGAACGAGGTTCCCACAGCCGAAGTTCTCTTGGGTACCAAATCCGGTCGCGGGGTCATGCTGCGATTCCATCGCTTCGATTGTCTTGCAGCGTGGGTGGCAGAGCGAAAGGGGCTCGAAGCAAAGATCGAGTATCACTCGGAAGACGAAATCTACGAACCCGCTGACAATCGCTCGCCCGAGGAGCTTGTCAAAGACGGCGACATGCATCCGGCGCTCGCAGAAGCGATTGCTGAGATGGCTGAGCCCGAGGAGGAGAACTAATGGCAACCGTAGTCACAAACGCAGGCGAGGAGTACGCCGTTGACAAAATCAACGAGGCGGTACAGACCAAGCCTGAATACTGCGGGTGGGGTACCGGAGCAGGGACGGCCGCGAAAGCAGATACCGACCTGTTCACTCCGATCAACTCCGATCCAGGCAACCTCCTACGTCAGTTGGGCACAAGTTCAAAGACGGGCTCGGGCGCGACTGCCAAGTACCAAAACATCGCCACGCTGACTTCCATTGCCGGTGGCACGATCACCAATGCCGGATTCTGGACAGCGGTGGCAGCGGGGACGCTCGTCGTTCATGGTGACCACACTGGCGTTGTGCTCGCAATCGGTGACAAGATCGAGTACACCCTGACAATCGATCCAGCGTAGGAGATGCCCGTGGCCTGGTACATAGCGCCATATGTTCGAGATGACGTGCGAGGCCATGGGCAGCCTTCGCGCTTTTGTACTGCCCGCGATGGAGTAGGAGGCAGCGACTTTTATGCTTCCGTTGAGATCCTGGGCAACTACGCGATCTGCAAGGTGCGAGCGAACCAGGCCACGCTCGATGCCCTTGCTGCGTTGCCGAACGTTGACCGCATACCAAAAAACCGCCTTGACGATTCGCTGTCGGACTTCACGCCTGCACAAAAGTTGAGGATGCGTGACATTGCATTGGGGCTCGGCTATACGCTTCAGGAGATCAATGCTCGGTTCCCGAACGATTTGGGCACGTACACGCTCGGTGACGTACTCAAGTTTCTAGCGAAGCGCTGGAAGCGTCCTCGATACAACGTAGGGACGGATGAGATCCTGTTTGACACGCCGCCGTCTGATCCTCCGTCAACTGTGGAATGGGTAGCCGATGCCTTTTCCTGAGACACCGATCATCGATACCTGCGTGCGGTCGAACACTGGCCCGCCGCCATCGGCTGACTGGATTTCATCGGTTGACTCTGATCATGGCGGCATGAAAATTGTCAGCAATCAGATGGCTCCTGATGCCGGGGTCGCGTCTGCGATGTGGATTCCTGTGCTCACGGCAAAGCAGGAAATTTACTTCACGCTCAAAGCGTTCCCTTCTCCTTCAGGAGTAGGCAGCTTCGAACTGCATGTCAACGTGCAGAACGGCGACACGCCTACGCCTTCCGGTTACATCATGCGCTTCTGGCACAGCGGTACAGGAGGCGCAGGACAGTTCGAACTCGACCGCAACGATGCAGGGGCGATGACGCGGCTAGTTACGTCCGGTGGTCTTACTTTGGCTCTCAATGATGTTTGCGGAATTCGCAATGACAATGGCGTTTTGCGCTGTCATCGAAACGGAATTGAGATCATCAGTGCTCCGGACGTTGCCTACTTCATGGCAGGAAAAATTGGCATCGGCACGCTCAACGACAACAGCTTTCTTTTTCGGGCCAGTGACATTGGTGGTGGCAGCTTTCCTGATGTCAGGCCAAACCTCATGATATTCCCCAAGCCTAAAATGCGAGCAAGGGTGGAAGCCTGATGCTGATTCTCGTCGGACACGCTACAACGCCTGACAAAATCAAGATCACGCAGGATGCAGCAGGAACGCTCGACATCCATGCAAGCTACGCAGACCTTGACAGCACGGCTGCGCCGCCTGTTGTTCAGGATGTAGGCAAAGCCAACATCGCCATGACAACTGCGACCACTACGGATCTCGTTGCTGCTCCGACAACCGCGACTAGACGCCGCAATGTCAAGACCATGCATATCCGAAACAAGCATGCTTCTCTGACCACGAATGTCACTGTTGTCTTTGATGCAATCGACGGTTCCGACTACGAGCTTTTCAAGACGCCCCTCAAGGCCGGTGAAACCCTTGAGTACGTCGAAGGCGTGGGCTTCTTTGTCACTACTGCGGCTGTTCCGAACTTGCTCAGTGGTAACGCTAACTTGGCGGATCAATCTGCCAACGCTGCCAACACCTATCTGGCGGGCTCGGGCTACACATGCCCCGGACGAATCAGGTCG